TTAAAGGACACGTGAAATGTGTCCGACTGGTTAAAGGACACGTGAAATGTGTCCGACTGGTTAAAGGACACGTGAAATGTGTCCGACTGGTTAAAGGACACGTGAAGGGTGTCCAAATGTTTACGTAACATAGTTTTATTTGTATTCTGTAATATGACACAACCATTTATATGACAATCCCTGGATGCTAAGTCACGCCCAAAAATACAACGACGCCGCGGCCGTAGAGGTGTTCCTGGGCGATCATTTTCTATTGGAACCGCGACGCAATTACACGAAAATGGTCGTATTTGATTTAGATGAAACCATCGGGCATTTCAAGCAATTCTACTGCCTCTATCAAATCATCGTAAAATACTCACCAACTCCGATGTCGCAATCCGCGTTCAATTCAATCCTGGACTTGTATCCCGAGTTTTTTCGCGTCGGTATATTTAGTATTTTTGAGATGTTGTATCGCAAAAAACGGCAAAAAATCGGTGGAGGCATCTACATTTATACGAACAATAAATGCGACGGTGACTGGGTGAAACGTATCGTATCCTATATTGATTCCAAGGTTTGTCCCCATACAGGAGAATCGTTGTTTAACGACCTGATATTAGCATTCAAAATCCGCGACCAAATCGTTGAGCCACGACGAACAATGGAGACAAAGACATACACCGATTTTGTGCGATGTATCATGTTTCCCGAGGAAGACATAGAGGTATGTTTTATTGACAATACAGAATACACGCGAATGAGCGAGAACAAGGTGTATTATATATTACCGAGTCCCTATTATCATTCGTTGAAGAATACAGAAATCATGCGGCGATTTTTCCATTTGCCGTTCCTCTCTTTCGCAGATAAGAAACGCGTGGAAACAATCTTCAAGCTCACTTGTAGTGAAGTATCGTCGCGTCACCCAGCACAAACGATGGATGCTACGCGAAAAATAATGTACTACATTCGAGAGTTTCTGCTGATACGAAAGTATGTTGTGCCGCCGACTCAGAATACGCGCAAGGGGTATTTAAGACCGGCGGAACGCCGGCAAACCGCCAAACGTAGAAAATTGAACAAGAAATAGATTATTTATCTGTAGTAAATAATCTAACAATATACATAATGAATATGACGACCCAAATATATGCTGGAATATTGCGGCTAGACCGCACCTATGGGCGCACCGAAAATGGAAAGCGACTGCTGTACCGGTGTATACCTGATATTGGAAATACACCGGATAGTCCCGATACATCCGATATCTTAGTACCATACCAAATCGCAAACTCATTTGAGAAAGCGCACAAAAACAAATATATCTTGTATAAAATTGTATCCTTAGACAAGGCCTTAGACAAAGCCACACAATTAATACGAGGTGAAATCGTGGAAACCCTTGGCGACGTGGATTCGCCCGAGGCATTCAACGAATACCAGGTGTGTCGGAAACGGCTCAACATTCCGCTCGGTCCATTCACCGAGGTGGCAAAGCGGCGGCTCAAAGGCGACGACGAATGGCCGCTCATTGAGAAAATGCTGGATGGCGACAAAATCGCGGACCTACGGAACTACAACGTAATCACCATTGACCCCGACTCTTGTACGGACTTTGACGACGCGTTTTCGGCACATATTATCGGGAACACCGTGATGGTGAATGTCTATATTTCCCACGTCTTCTTGTGGATGGAGACCTACCAATTGTGGGACCACATTACTGACCGCGTTTCAACCATCTATTTGCCCGACAAAAAACGGCCGATGTTGCCCCCCATCTTGTCGGAGAAGTTGTGCTCGTTGGTCGCGGGAAAACACCGCGTGGCGTTGGTTATGTCGGTGCGTTTCAATATACAAACTCGGCAACAAATTGCGGAACCCACGTTTAGCAATGCGATTATAAATGTGACCAAGAATTATTCGTATGACGACCCGAAACTGAATAAGAATGCGACGTATTGTCATTTGCGCGACATTTCGGGGCATACGGATAGTCACGATGTGGTTGCGTGGTGGATGATAAAGATGAACGAGGAAAGTGCGCGGCGGATTCGGTCGGGGATTTTTAGGAAACAGGAGGGCGCCGCCGCCGAAGGCGGCCAGCCCTTAACCACTGTGCCAAGCGCAGTAAGGCGCTGGTTAAAGATGGACGGCCCCACCGGGTCGGCACAATATTCCACTGTGAGCGGCGAGCACGCGGGTCTCGGAGTACAACATTACGTCCATATCACGAGTCCCATTCGGCGCATTGCGGATATAGTGAATCAAGCAGCGCTGATGAAAGACGTGATGGGATACACCGTGTCGGCGGATTGTGAGCGATTCCTAGAAAAATGGTTGGGGAAAATAGACGACTTGAATGTGGCGATGCGGAACATTCGGCGGGTCCAGATGGATTGCGACCTGCTAGACCATTGTAGGCGCGACGCGACGGCGGTGGATACCATCTATAGTGGAATGGCGATTGCGAAGGAGCTGCGTAGCGAATACACGATATACATAGAGAAGTTGGGTCTAATCACGTATATTAAGACGGAGACACCGATCCAGCTGTTTGAGCCGATGCGGTTCCAAATCTATGTGTTCAATGATGAGGCGCGACTTTATAAAAAGGTGCGGATACGGTGTGTCTAAGGACAATACCATCTACAAATCCACGTTTTTTTATTGTCTATTATAAACGGTTTATACTGATAAAGATTTCAAAGACCGCTCGATAGACGGTCTTTAAAATCATAAATCAGTACTAACCTTATTTGAATGAATATATTGTGAATATTCATTCTAAAACGGTTTAGACGAAAAATACTTGGATAGTATATAATGTTTAGAATCATCATCAGCTTAGCCTTGTTGAGTGCCAGCGTGTCTGCCACTGTGATTGACAAGTTTTACCAGTGGGCCGAGACCCACAAAATCGCCTTGCCCGAGGGTGATCACGAGTTGCTCCACATCCTAGAGAACTGGAAGAACAACGACCGAATTATCGCGGATACCAACTCCAAGAACCTCTCCTACACTCTTGGACACAATGCCTTCTCGGGAATGAGTTCGGAGGAGTTTGCTGAGAACATGCATTTCGGCCTGAACCGCGAGATACTTGAGACGACTGGGCTGAGAGGGTTTTCTGAGACCTTGGTGGAGACCTCGGCGGAGACCTCGGTGGATTGGCGCACCAAGAATGCAGTGACGCAGGTAAAATCGCAAAAAGCCTGCGGATCATGCTGGAGTTTCTCTACAACAGGTGCGCTTGAAGGCATTTATGCTATCAAGAGAGGAACCCTCGTGAGTTATTCAGAGCAGCAGCTCGTCGATTGCGATTATATCCGCGCCGGCGGAACCTCGCTTGGCTGCAATGGAGGCGATATGAAGTCTGCCATGGAGTGGATTGGAAAGAACAATGGACTTTGTACTGAAAGCGCATATCCATATGTTTCTGGCGACACTAAAACAAATGGTCCTTGCCAGAAGTCGTGTTCAATTGTATCTGGTTCCGATATTAGTACAACTGTGTCTGTTTCGGCAAACTCGGACAGTGCGATGATGACTGCATTGTCGCAGCAGCCAGTTTCCATTGCCATCGAAGCAGACCAGAGTTCGTTTCAATTGTACAAATCCGGTGTTTTCACCGGCGCTTGCGGTACCAATTTAGACCATGGGGTTTTGCTCGTCGGGTATGGCACAATGAACGGACTAGATTACTACATATTGAAGAACTCATGGGATGTCACCTGGGGGTCACAAGGATATATGTACATAGCTCGTGGGGTTGATGCGTCAGGAAAGCCCTACAATGGAGGAAAGGGTCAGTGCGGACTCTTAATGCAAGGTGTTTATCCAGTGCTATAAATATTTTCAAATAATATAAAAATATAATACTATATTTTTATAGATATGCCAAGATGCCAAAATACAGAGTGTCAAAAAACCGCGTGTTATGGATTTGATTTCAAAAAACCAAAATATTGCACAACGCATAAAGACCCAAATATGTTTATTGTTACTACGACGCTGTGTAAAGGTGAGAATTGTAAAAAATATCCACATTATAATTTTCAAGGCGAATCAAAAGGCATCTATTGTATTGCACATAAAAAAGAGAATATGAAAGTTGTCGGTACATTTTGTATTGAAAGTAATTGCACTAATATTGCTCTATATAATTTAAAAAATATGAAAAGAAAATATTGTTATAGTCATAAAACCGAAAATATGGTAGAATCAGGAAAACCAATTTGTAAAAATATAGATTGTTTAACTACGGCAACATATGGAAATAAAGGAGAAAAACCAACACATTGTTTTCACCATAAAGAAACAAATATGATTGATTTATTTCATAAAGCTTGTATTTTTGAAGGATGTTTAGACCGCGCTTATTATAATATTAATGGAGAAAAAACACCATTATATTGTCTAATGCATAAAGGTGATACTATGGTAGACAACTTTTGTTCTAAGTGCAAAGAAAATGGATGTGAAAAAAGACCCTATTTTAATTTTGAAGGACAAAAACAGCGATTATATTGTTCGCAACATTCAAAAGATGGAATGATAAATCTAAATCTGACGGAATGTGTTTTTGAAGGATGTCAAAATCAGCCCTGCTACAATTATGAAGGTGAAACCAAGCGGTTATATTGTAAAGAACATCATCGCGAAAATATGATTGACGTTTCACATAAATATTGCGAACACGATGACTGTAAAATAAGACCCATATTCAACTACAAATCCGAGAAAAACGGGTGTTTTTGTAAGAAACATAAACACACAAATATGATTGATGTTATTAACAATCGTTGTGAATACGAAGGATGTGAATTATCACCGACGCATAATTATCGCGGTGAAACAAAAAGACGTTTCTGTTCATCACATAAATTACAAGATATGATAAATATATCATCAAAACGTTGTAAAACACCCTTATGCGAAACGCGAGCTTTACCCAAATACGAAGGCCACTGTCTAAGGTGTTTTGTACACACATATCCCGAGAAACCGAACGCAAGAAATTATAAAACCAAAGATCGCGTCGTTGTAGATGAAGTATTGAAGACATTTCCACAATTTACATGGACGGCAGATAAACGAATACAAGACGGCTGTTCGCGGCGTCGCCCCGACCTCTTTTTGGATATGGGAACCCACGTAATTATTGTAGAAATCGACGAAAATCAACACACTGATTATGACACGACTTGTGAGAATCGTCGTCTGATGGAAATATCGCAAGACGTCGGTCACAGACCTGTGGTATTTATTCGTTTCAACCCGGATGCCTACATTGATGAAACTGGTGTAAAAGTGAAGTCGTGTTTTACGGCGGACAAATCTGGTCTCCTGAAAGTGGCAAAAACAAAACAGTCCGAATGGGACCGGCGAATTGCCACACTATTGTCCCAAATAAGGGAGTGGTCGTGCGTAAAAACAGACAAGACCGTGGAAGTGGTTTCGCTGTTTTTTGATTCTTGAAAACCCCACAAGAGACACAAATAATCGCCCAATAATATATAATGCAAACTCCGGATAGTTACATCATTGACATTCCAGAGGATATAACTCCACCAATTATCGTGCCTCTCATTAAAGGAATTACCAACCAAGAAATTGTCCGAAGATTTAGAGAAGTTGCCAAATTATATCATAGTAACAAAAGCAACACGTCTTGGCCCTACGGCAGAATCAGAATCATAGAAAGAGACATTGAGGCTGGACCCGTTGAAAATCCATATTCCGTGGAGTTATCCGACCAACAAATACTCAAAATAGTACGAGAGATAATACGAGATACAAGCAAACCTGGTGTACTACTAAGCGGAAAAACGATTGAAGAACAGATAAAAAATGGCGTACTGGTTAATGTGCGAACGGCCTCAAACGATTTGGGATATATTATTGGAAAATATCCGCCGCCGTCCAAAAACGGCGGTAAAACCCACAAGCGCAATCAGCGTAAGCACCGTAAACAGAGCAAGCAGCACAAGACAAAAAAACATTAATCCCATAATAAATATATTGATATTCGTGTCAATATATTTACACCCTCTCTATTTGGTAAAACACACTTATATCGCATCCTCCAAATACATCCGGAACAATTCAAACGCCTCTCGCGGTTTATACGTCGGCACTTCGTGTCCAGCGCCGTGAACCGTCATAAACGCGAACCGCGACGACTCTTTCTCCGTGAGGAACTTCGTGATAAAACCGGCGGTCTGGCCATCTACATACCACGTTTCCCACAAACTGCTCACCTTGAATCCCAGGTCATAAATCCATCGCTGTGTTCCAATCGTGCCGCAAACACTGTCGTCGTCGCCCGAATACACGAGTATCCTTAGGGAAGGATGCGTCTTGGAGTTCAAAATCTGGGGATAGTACTTCTCCATGGGCAACATCTTGTCCTCCAATTGATATTTGGTCGTGCGGGAGCATTCGTCCCAGGCGATGTCTGAGCGCACGTGGATGGCGGCCTTGACGTCGGCGCGGTTCAAATAAGTGGCGGCATATTCGTCGCCGCAGGGTTCAAAGGCGCGAAGCGCCGACTTATCAAATGCGCTTTGTACCTTGGCGCTTTGTACCTTTACAGGCGTATCATACATAAACTCGCGAAAGGCGCGTTGTTGTCCGCTCAAACAAACGGGATAATCCAGCGCATAAGGGTTCAGATTGCCGATTTTGCGCATAAAGTCCAGAATCAAGAACGAGCACACCGAATTGTTGAGCTGTTGACTCGTCTTTTGGCACCCGTTGGCGACGTATTTGTCCCACAATGGTTTTGGCAGCAACTGTTTCCCCCAATAGGTCTCCATCTCGGCGCCCACTCCCGAGTAATAGTTGGTGTAAGGATTTCCCACGGCGAACCCTTGGAAGTTGATTCTTTGAGCAGAGCCGTCAGTAGAGAGTCCGTCGTTGTAATTAATGATGGCCGCCGACCATGTAGGCAAATAATGGCCGCCGTAGGACTCCGATGTCAAATAAAGGGGAGTTTTAGCAAACTCGGGGAACCTTTCTAAGAATCCACGGATGGTCGCTAAATTATCTTGGGCGGCCTGGTCATCGCCAATGTGGTAGTCGTCGGCGTCGTCGGAATAGGAGAACCCCACGCCCACCGGCTGCTCCAAGAACACCATATTGGCGAGCTTGTTCCAGGCGTAGTCATTGGGTATCAAGTTGCCGTCGGCGTCGGGATAAAAAGGCCCCTGCTCAGTCATAAACCCGATGAGACCACTACATCCGGGCCCGCCGTTGGTCCAGAAGACGAGCGGAGCATCGGGAACATCGGCTTCAACGAGCCAATAGTGGATGTGTTTTTGAGTCCCGGCGAGAGTGATATAACCGCTGAATTGGTTGAGAGGGGTAGATAGACCGGGTAAATCCACGATTTGGTCGGCGATGGCATTGGGCGTATAAGCATCGCGACCATAAGCATCGACAAACATATGAGAAAAACCCAATCCGAGAGCAAAGAATAGAGGTCCAAACATTATATAATAATTGGATAAAGTATCTATGTTTTGTGAGAATGTGTTATTTGGCACCCCCTTCCGGGGGTTTGCCGAAAAATTGCTGTACATAAAAGCGTGCCGTTTTTATGGGAAGGTGTTGTTTATGCGGAAACCTGTAAGGTTTCCGCGTGAAAAATTGCTGGACGACAAAATATTTATATTTTGGAGGTAAGGTGTTTCTTGAATAGGACCTACCGGTCCTGTTCAAAAAATTGCGCAAAGCAAAAACGGTACGTTTTTGCGATGCGGTGTTATTCGGCAACCCCCGAAGGGGGTTTGCCGAAAAATTGCTGAACATAAAAACGGCACGTTTTTATGGGAAGGTGTTTCTTGAACAGGACCTACCGGTCCTGTTCAAAAAATTGAAATCTTTTTTCTGGAAAAAAGGAAAGCATAAAATTAAACCAATGACCTGTTGAACTACACAAACAAACCAAACGAACGAACAAACGAAAATGAACACCACCGACCTTTATAACGAGTTCTCTCGCAAGAACGCCATGTTGAACTTGCCCAAAGACCCGGTCATCTCTTCTGTTTACATCCCCACCATCCACAAGAACTTCACGAACGCCGCGATCTATCACGTCTTTGAGATTCTGTTTGGAAGCGTCACTCGCATTGACACCGTCCAAATCAAGACCAAAGACAACTCGGTCAGCAACTTCAAGGGCGCCTTTGTCCACTTCATCGCTTACACTCGCCCCGCGAATGTGATGGATGCCGTCAAAGGTGGTGAGAAGGTCCGCATCAATCCCAACGTGAATACCGGCTACATGCGAAAGAACTTCCCGCAACCGAATGCCAAGATTCGCAACACGGAGTTCTGGTTGCTGCTTCCCAACAACACTGTGTTCCCAGACACGGTTCTCACACTTGCTCAACTACGTAACCAGATGGACCAGTTAGAGGGTTTCATTGTGGGGAACGAAGAAGAGTGTGAATCCATGAAGGCCAATCGTGGATTCTTGGAGGAGTTGGAAGCCAAGCAAGCTGGACGCTGGAACAAGGACACGTCAATCAATGTCCACCAATTGGCACGCAATATTGAGTTGATGGAAGAACGCATCTCTAGTGGCGTGGCGAAGCCGCGACGCGTTGTTATCAAAGCTTCTGTTGTAGAAGCCTCTACTTCTGTTGTAGAAGCCTCGGCATCAGTCATCCAAGACCTGACCGACTACTTGTTGTTTTGCGACGACCAGAATGAGGCCAAGAAGCAGTATGCCGACATATGCGCATCAAACAAGACTCTGCTTGTAGAGAATGTCTTGCCCGATTGCCATGAAAGCGAACTGTATGATAGCTTTTACAACTTCGGTACACTTGAATCTGTCAAGGTTATTCGCGACCCCGAGACCAAGGATGCGCTGAGGGCCTATGCTACCTACACGGATGCCAAAGATGCCGAAACCGCGCTGAACGCGATGAATCAAGATGAAGTTGAGGGTGGATGCAGAGTTACTCGTTTACACCATTGAAGATTTAAAACGGCACGTTTTAAATCTTCACCGGTATAATGCAATAAGTTATGTTTGTTATTATTATTATTGTTATTATTATTATTATTATTGTTATTATTGTTATTGTTATAAAAAATTGATTTTAGAAATTATGTAAAATGTAGAAAGTATGCGAAAGAGAGAATATATCAAAAAATAAAGAGAAAGGGGGGGTCAGGATTGCTGACATTATCAATGCCTTCATTTGGTATTGATAATATCAACAATCCTAAGGGTGAGGATTCAACAAATGAATCCTAAGGGTGAGGATTCAACAAATGAATCCTAAGGGTGAGGATTCAACAAATGAATCCTAAGGGTGAGGATTCAACAAATGAATCCTATAAACACGGTTACCGCAAAGTTTACTGATTGCGGAAGATCTACTGCGAGGAGGTGCAGTAATCGGACATGGACGCAAAGAGAGTTTGCGACAGGTGTATGCGAGGCGGGGCATACACACTTTCCTAAGTGCGCACTATATGTAATAATTTCCTATATCCAGAAAATTATGACATCACGTGTGATGTAGACACATAGGACTGTCACATATTATTCCTAAGCCCTGAGAATATCTACAAATGCTAGGCAACGCACGATGCGTCGTGTAAAAGTGACAGTATGAGTGCGAAAGATATGTGCGCGTGTTGGGGCATATATCGGCTATGGACGCACCAGAAGGGTGTGACGGGTGTGTGCGATGGCGGGGCACATACCAAAAAACAACAACGAATTCGCGTTAAAATGGGTTGTGAGAGGCGACCAAGAGCTCCCGTCTGTGATTACACGGGGAGTGATCTGGCACTATTCATGGGTTTATGACGGATGATACGCCGAGGCATAAAAGGTTACCGCCTTTTGATGCTGGTTACTAAAAAGAAAACGTAAAAACTACTTACCCCGGTCCGAAAGGGAGGACTATTTACCGTGTTGAGGGTGGCGTTTATTGTAAAAGATAAGTAATGATCCCCAGCAAAAAATATACCCGTCGGCTTGCAAGTTGGCCGTGCGACATACGTAACTGTCGCAACTGATACATTCTGGATTAATCCTCTGTGTGTATCGTGTAGTTATAAAGGATTAGCAGCACTGAACAAATTATTAAACAGACTTTGGTCCCCGCGTCTATAAATGTCGACCCAATTAATCCCGTTGTCTCGCAAGAGGCAGACGATGAAAACCAGCAAGTTTCCAATACTACTACATTGGAAACTTGCGAATGTTATAAGTGTGGAGAAGAAATCGGAGAGAAGGAAGGTTTCATTAGTGATGAAACACGCATCTGTAATAGGTGCGCTTATGAATGGCGCGTTATGGAGAAGCCATCAGCGCATTACTTTGATGAGAACAATGAGACGTTTGATAAGATGGCCCAAGAAGCAGAAGAAGAAGAAGACGTATGGGAAGAACTTTACAAGATTGTATTTCCCGATATACAAACACCCCAAGAGGAGTATAAGCCGATATCTCGCAGTTATCACCACGACCTTGAATATGGTATCCCAGAACCAGTTCGCAATTTACCAGACCAATTGCCAGGTAACGTAGAAGAGCTCTACGTGTTTCTCGATAAATATTTGGAAACGACGTCAGTAATACCGGAGGATGCCATCCTTATTGATAGTGAAAACATCTGCTGTACTACATTCAACAACGCAAAAGAAACGCTTAATTTTGCGCTTTGTAAAACTCAGTCGGACGTTCACGACCTACCAAATACGTATATTGTTTCGCAACAAAATGGTCGGTTTTGGTATGTACTTAGCCAAGTTGTAGATAAGTCCGAAATGTTCAATGTAGCTTTGTACGCGCAGAAGGATGAAGTCGCCAAAAAATATCTAAGACGACAACTTGAAGATTGTATCTACCGTATGGATTATTTGAAAAATCCAGAGGACTACCAAGAAGATTGTGCCACTGAAGAAGAAATGATAAAATTCTACAAAGAACAAGAAGAGCAAGAATGCGAAACATACTACACAAACAAGGCTCTCTGTGTTACTTGCGGCGAAGTAAATTATGCCGAGCCAGTATGTGAAGCTGAAGGACATTCAAGAATGGTATGCTGTGACTGTATTGAAATCGTAAACTGTTGTAAAGAATGTAATCATCTTTCGCTAGAGTATGTCTACGACAGTCCGAATTGTGATGGAGTGAGAGTTGCTAATGGAGACTTGTGTTTTGATTGTAAATTCAAGAAGCCTTTAAGAGAGCAGATGCCTTTGGAAGTCCACATGTCAATACGAAGTGATATACAGGTTCTAACACGCCAGCAGTTTGATATTCTGGCAGATTACGCCGAGTTGTGCGAGTTTACCATATTTGATGCTTATCGTTACAAATCGCGATGTCATTATTATGATTGCGACCGAATGGTAGAACCAGGTAAGTGGAATGCCGAAAAAGCTGTACAGTTTTGCTGTCGCAGACACGAAGACCTTGCTGACCATATCGGATGCCATTATCAAAATGTGTATGATGGCAGTGACTACGATGAAGATTGGGAACAAGCCGTGTGTAAGGTCTGTAATAATTGTAATCATGATACAAATATGATTCCGCGAATAGCTCTTAGAGAAAGCGACCAAGGTGTCCAGCCAATTATCTCGGTGATCCGCATGTTTGAAGAGCTCGGTATAAACAATCTGTTGTTTGAAAACTTGGTGGATCTCTGTGAGTATTTCTAGTAATTCTTAGCATCATATAGGCATCATTGTGCCATAATAAAAAATATTATAAAAAATATTTTTTACGACAGATTACATTATTATATTTACAAATAATATAATATGAGCTCTAAGCACAAACGTCTACCGATTGACAATGGGTTTCCAACAAGAAAACTGCCACATTCCCCATCAATAATAGATGATAAGATTTTTCATCTGGAATTAGAACTTGGTAAGGAAGATACCGAATCAAAAAGAGAAAGTATCAAGAAACAAATGGAAAAACTTGAAGAAATGCTTAAGTCGGAAAACAAACAACAGCGTGAAGAAGACTATGCCCAACTATTTACAAAGCTCGGAACACGGCTTCCGCCAGGAATCGCCGAACACATTACAAGTTTTATTCTCCCTATGGTTGGAGACATTGTTCTTACAAATATTGTTACCGTGAAAAATGTACGCGGACAGACTGATAAATCTGGTGAAGTTGAGTTATATGGCTTAGTAATTGATACTAAGGAAGTTGGAAGGGTTCAACAAATCACGTTCATTTATAAAGACACGGTAGCCCCAGATGGATACAGTATCGGTAAAAGTACGCATTATGAACACCCCTACAATATTGAGGAAAAAATGGTGGATGAACTAAAGGGATTCTACAAACAATATTTGAAACAAACACAAGTATTACGTAAAAATATAGACCCCAAATCAAAATGGTATGGGACATATCGGCATTTTCCTAAGAAGCGCGGTGGCAGAAAAACCAAACGGCGTCGTCATAACAAATAACAATTTAGTAAAGAACACTTATACGGCGAATGCTTATACGGTGAATGCTTATACGGTGAATGCTTATACGGTGAATAAAACTTATACCATCCCCGAAATAATTTCATCCGGGAACCCCATCTGTATCAGTATCAGTTTCGCCGCCTTTATTTTTGATATTCCAGGTATCATATCATAAGTAAAAACAATTTCTTTATCACACAACTCGGCATCCATCATATAGTTCGCAATGCGCAGTGTGCCTGCCTTCTCCACCTTCTGACACAATTTCACAAAATGCGTCGTCAAGATAAAATCCACATTTGCGAATCCCTGTAAATATTTCAAGAACCCAAAAGACGCCGACGTCGCCTCTTCGGCATTGGTCCCAGAAAAGAGTTCATCAAACACGCAAAAATGCCGCGTGGAATCGGTATCGGACGTCGCCACCACATCCAAAATCTCTTTACACCGCCGCGCCTCTGCTTGAAATAAACTGTCGCGACCGCTGGTATCGGGGATGTTCAAATAAGAATGGATATGGGTATATGGGACCAACTCACAACTTGTGTAGAATCCCACGCCGAATTGTTGTGTGAGAATGATATTGATGGCGGTGGTTTTGAGTTGCGTGGTTTTTCCGGAGGCGTTGGGGCCGGTGATGATGATATTCGCTGACAAATCCATTGTATTTGGGACCTTTTCATCCAGCTCGGCGTGAGAGGGATAGACTTGGTCTACAAATTGGGTTTTCTTAGACGAAGTACCGTTAGACGAAGTACCGTTAGACGAAGTACCGTTAGACGAAGTACCGTTAGACGAAGTACCGTTAGACGTAGTAGTTTCTTTATCCGTCTCTTCTTTATCTCGTATAAAGGTCCCTCTACCAAGATATCCGGCATTCAGACCCATATTAAGTCCCGAAACCAAGTTCAAATATGAATCAAATCCAACAGCATACGCAACGGCACGCCGATGGTCCTCAATATCAAAGAGGCCATAATAACACTTGAGTAAATTGCCGACTTCAAAGCATTTGCCGATACTGAACTCAACGGGTTTTATGGCCTCTAAATCCGTTCTTAACGCCATCATCAAATCGCGATGCGACTGAACGTCGTCGCAAAACGCGGCATAGTGTTCAAGCGGTCCCTGGAACTTCGCCAAAAACTCATCATATTGGACGACCGAATAATCCGCAAACTCTTTTATGGTAATTAGGCGTTCATTCACTACCGATATATTCTTGTAAAACCGGATACACGCTTTCACATTTTGATACATCTGAAGACCATAGAGGGCCAACGTAAATATCAAATACAACACATTATTGATGGAGAAGTCGCCCCCGCCAATTGCGTTCAGCGTTTTCCCGATGAAATGCGATTTGGCGATGTTTTTGAGAACCCCCAAATAGGACGAAAAGTCAATGGGGACGCCCTGGATTTTGAGAAGCACGAATGGCGCGACCATAAATATTAGCGGCAAAAAGAGCGACAACAACGGCGACATCAAATTGACGATGGTCCAGAATCCCATGAATCCCGAAACGTGGTTGATATATTTGAACTGGGGAATATCAATGAAACTGTATCGGTCGTGGAACCCTTCCACTTCGTAGACGTCTTTCCAAATCTCCGTGATTTTCTCGGGACATGCCATTCGCGGGCGGACATCTTTAGAAACCACGTTAGAAACCACGTTAGAAACCACGTTAGAAACCACTTCTTGGGTGTTTTCCAGAAAGCCAACATGCGTGGTGTATTTGGTTTTGATGCGTTTTATCATCGCCTTCGCATATTCATGTTCAGGTTTTAGTGCGATTTCATATACGCAAGAATCCAGTTCAAGGTCGGTTGCCACAATTGGCGACAACGTATGTACAACATTGGTATCTAGATAATCAATCGGCAGCTTGAACTCGCTGTCAATTGTGATGGTGGATACTGTTTTTTCTTGTTTTTTAAATATATCAAAGAACTGCATTGATATATTCGTTGTGTAAATAGATTCTTCAAATTGTACGCGACATACTATTTGTCTAGGGCTTTCTCTTTAGGTGGGCTTATGGTCGCCCTCCCCTTCAGCCGAGTGCGTCTGAAGGGGGGCTTTGGTCGTGGCTCCCTTCGGGATAAGCGTAGCGAAGGCTGACGGTCGCCCTCCGAAGGAGGGCTTAAAACATCAAGTTCTCCGGCAACGGCGCAATCTGAATACGATAATATTTCTCTAAATCCTCCAACAGGAATCTGTCTCGGTAAGTAGCAAAATTGATGGCCGTCCCTTTTCGCCCCCATCTACCACTTCGCCCAATCCGATGTAAATACGTATGTACATTCTGCGTAATATCAAAATTTATGACCACGCCCACTTGCTGAACATCTATACCGCGCGCGGTAATATCGGATGAAATCAAGCATCGGGTCTCACCTTCGCGGAATCTGCGCATCGCCTCCTCGCGTTCCTGCTTGCTCATCTTCCCGTGAATCGCACTCACGGCAAACCCGTCCTCGGTCATCGCACTGACCAAGTGCTCTACGCGCTCCACGGTATTACAATAGATGACACACGCGGGAATGTTGTTTCCGCCAAAGATTCGCTTCAACACATCAAACTTGTGGCTGTCGCTTTGAAGCATCACAGCATATTGCTTAATGCCGTCCAACGTCAGCTTCTCGGCATCCACCGTAATCATCGCGGGGTCAATCATAAACTTCTTTGTCAAATCCACGACATCCTTGTTCAATGTCGCGCTGAAAATCGCGGTCTGTACTGTCTCCGGCAAACTGCGGAAAATGTCTTGAATCTGGTCCTTAAATCCGACAGAAAGCATCTCGTCCGCTTCATCAATCACCAGAATCTTGACATAGGACGTCTCTAAATATCTTCGGCGAATCAAGTCCAGAATGCGCCCAGGAGTACCAACTACCACGTGAGGCCCATCGGTCTCAATGGTTCGCAGGTCCTCGGCGACGGAGGAGCCGCCAACGAAACATCGCACGCAGCTCCCCGGAACCAGTGAGCACACGTTTTGGCAAACATTCGTGATTTGTCGTGCGAGTTCGTGTGTAGGCGCAATAATGAGCGCCTGGGTGCTCTTCTCGGAGAAATTAATTCGCGTCAAAGCACCCACTGAAAACGCCGCGGTCTTCCCTGTCCCCGATTGTGCCTGCGCAATAATATCCCGACCCTTAGCAATGATGGGGATGGCGCGCCCCTGAATCGGACTCGGTTTCTCAAACCCGAATGAAAAAATACTTCGTAGTATATCTTCATTCGTAATCATTTCTTCCCAAGTCCCACAAGCAGTAATTTCGGTTTGTTCTGTCATTTAATATACTATATGGACCGATGTTTTTATATTGATTCCAAATGATACTTTATGACCCAAGGTCTATAAAATTGAATTGTAAATGATATAAATATTTACATCATAATTATACAACGCAAAATGACGACCACCGCTGTGATTTACAATTTGGACGACTATACCAGACTGATGTTTGAAAACAACAATGGATATGTATTGCCAGACGTCGTGACTGACGCAATTCGCACACTGTGTGCCGAGATTGGGTATGACGCAGGTGCCACGCAGGAGACCTATATCAATCAACACAACGCGACTGCTCCCACAACGACCACCAAGACATTTAAGCCGCGGGAACAACAAAAGGGTCGCGGAAAACCCGACAATTGGAAGACCAAGTCGGACTTCAAGGTGAGCAAATTTGCGGTGCTAGATGATACCGAGGAAATCTTGAATGAAATGCGCGTGTTCATCAACCAAATCAATGACACCAATCGTGATAAGAAAATTGGCGAAATCTGCGAAAAAATAGACAAGATGGAGACGGACTCAGCGGAAGATGATTTAGAGGGAAACATGGCGCGTGTATTCAACCTCATCTATGACACCAGTATGTCCAACAACCGAATGACGGAAACCTATGCCCTCTTGTTATCCGCGATTTATGCCAAATATACCAGCCACTTTCAAGATGCCTTGGACAAAAAGATTGCCGCGTATTCGGCATCTTTCACAAACATTGTGGATGTGGACCCCAACCAAAATTACGACGCATTCTGCGACTTCACCACGCAAAACATTGCGCGCAAGAAGGCGTCGTCGGTATTTGCGGAAATCGCAAAGATGAATACGATTCCCGCGCTCAACACCGAATACGCCATCGCAACAATTCGCACAATGGTTCAAAACGTCGTGTCGGCGATTTCATTCAAAGAAAAGCAGAAGGAAGTGGAAGAGACGACGGAGAACCTGATTGTGTATTTTGCGGTTTTAGGAGAAATCGCTGCTCCATTGAAGGCGGAGTATATGGGCACTTTTACCGAAATCACCACTTACAAGACTAGCGATAAACCGGGTCTGAACGCGCGAACCAAGTTCAAGTATCTAGACATTGTCGGGAAATAAACGGGGGACCCTGGAAGGATATCATTGTATTGTTTTTTACATCAATACAATTCAAAGGCTTTTCAACTACAATATATATAGACGATGAAAATCAAGTCCAAAATAGATGCTACAAAACAAGTGGAATACACGGAATCGCGTGAGTTGAGTCGCGATGACGTCCAGTTGGAAACCGCTCTTTTTGAAACCGATATATTGGACAAACCCGTCGCAATATGTCTCGGTCGCGCAAACTACACATACAATTATCGCAACGTGGTTTATTTCCCCATTTACTTGATGAGAGGCGACGTCATTCGTTCGCAAATCGGCGTATATGAAGTGGCACTTGACAGAGTGATTGAGTATTCACGGAATGGTGCCATTGACAATGAGGCAATCATTGCCGGCGTGGACCCATTGTTATATAGCTTCGTTACGAAAGAGTACATCACGGCGGCGGACTCGCGAGCGAGCATTGATTTTTTATCAGAAGAACAAGGTTCGCCAAAAAAAGAAGAAGAAGAAGAAGTAGAACAAAGAGTCACCGATTTACAAATTGTGAAAAAGACCGCAGCGTCTGTGGCGACCCTTGAAATATTTGAACTAGATAAACACGCGGACGTTCCCCAGATGTTGAAAGAGGAAACCAAACCCGAACGCGGCATTTTCAACGACAGCGGCAGCGCACCTTGGATTCAAAAGTTTATGGAGAGCCACGACTACCGAATCGTGAAGACCACGCCCAATGGCGATTGTTTTTTCTTGGCCATACAAAAGGCATTCCATCAAATTGGTAAAAACACGACAGTCCCGAAGCTGCGGCAAGTAGTTGCGGATTCCCTGACTGCCGATATTTTTGAATACTACACCACCCTCTACCATATGTATATATCGGAAGTCGCGGAAAATGAAGCCAACATTGAAAAGACGAAGAAGGCGGTTCTGAACCTACAGCGCCGGTTTCGCGCCATTCCCGAAACAAAGAAGGAGGACCGCCAAACCGTGCTGGACGAAATCAAAGGTTTAAAAAGCAAGATAGAGGAATACCAACATGACTTAGTCAATGCCAAGCAGAACCGCAACGAGTCCAGTTTTATGGAGGATGTGAAATCACTGGACGATATGCGGGTAGCGGTACAAGGCAGCGATTATTGGGCGGACGAACATGCAATCACCATATTGGAAAAGAAGCTGAACACGAAATTCATCATCTTGTCGGAGAGAGACTTCAAATCAAAGGCGATGGATTCCGTGATGCAGTGTCAAGTTGCCGGAACGCACGAAGACGCCTCGCTCAGAACCCCCGACTACTACATTATGATGTCTTATACGGGCGACCACTACGATTTGATTTCGTACAAAGACAAGAATATTTTCGTGTTTTCCGAGGTACCTTATGTAGTAAAAACGCTCATCGTGAATAAATGTATTGAACGCAACGCAGGAACCTATGGACTCATCCCCGACTTTATTCGGTTCCAAGAGAGGTTGGGGGTAAAAATTGAAGAAGTCGTGAGCGCTCCCTCTCCGGTTTCAACCACCGTATTTATGTTCCATAAGGCGTCGGCCCACGAGAAACCCGGCAAAGGCAGCGGCGAACACATTGAACTCGCGGATATCCCGAAATACAGCGAACTACAAAAAATCAAAGATTGGCGACGGGCGCTTGCGGATGAAACGCCGACCGTTTTCGCATTGGATGGAAAGCGATGGCAAACCGTTACCCATTACGTTCTCGCCTCTCAGTTCAAGGCAAGTCCGGCATTCTTCGGCCAATTCTCGTTGGACTCGGACAGTGACATCGCAAAAGATTTGGACGCGGCAACAGGGGCGGCGTCCAAGACGGGTACGTATAAGAAGACCCAGCTCCGTCCGAAAGATGTGAAATCCGACCCACAGTTCTTTGAAGGTCGCCATAAAGAGGCGCGTTTAGCTGCGCTGAATGCAAAGTTTCGTGTGGACGAGGTAGCACGAAAGATACTCTCAATAACGAGAGACGCCACACTCAAGCATTTCATTAGAGGCAGTCCCGCGGAAACCGACGATTTGTTGATGGAAGTTCGCCGCGAACTGACAAAATAAGTCTCGCCGTAGAAAAGCATAGATACGTATCAATATCACAAAATAATATTGTAATATTGTATATAGAAACTGGCCGGGTTTGTAAAATCAATTGGCAAAACCATTTTCGGAGGTGATATTTTTGATGCAATTGAATCATATGACGAACGCAGAGCATTCAAATTGATGGAAAGCACTGGGTTTGCAGCAAATCAGATTAATCCCGACACTGGAAAAACATTGCTACAAACTGCTTTAGGAAAATTGTCATACACTATCTCCAAAGAAAATGAGAATAGGTCAAACAAAATCATTTACAAAATTATAAATGAGCTTTTAAAAAAATATCTGGTTGTTGGTAAAGCAGACATAGATGAAATAAACAATAAACAATTGATGATAATAATATTCTTAGATAATGAGTTTGATATTTTTAAATATTTTTTAAAAAAAGGAGCGGACCCAAATGTAATATACAAAGGCAATACAAATAACGATTCATTGTTTTTTATTATGTCTCAAAGACTGTCAGTGTTATCAAAACATGGAGTAAACTCATTTGAACGCGGAGTTAATGTCTCTAAAATAATGGATATAATGTTAGAAAATGGTGCCGACCCAAATGTTGCCAATATCTCTGGAGAAATGCCTCTCACACAAATTATAGATATGCATTATTTTCAAGGGAACAAAGAGTATAGAAAATACTGGATAGAAAAACTGGTAGATAGTACACAAACAGTAGACCAATTGGTAAAACCATTTTTGTATTTATTAAAGGCCCACGCTACTAAACACAATTCTGGATATTATGTTGAATATTTTTTAAAAAAAGGAGGTCGCGACCTTATTACAAAATGCTATGCGGAAAACATACTTGTTTTGTCAAATATAATGAACAGTTTTGATGGAGCATTAACACAAAATAAAAAATCACTAGAATTAATGAAACCATTAATTGATTATGGAGCAAATGTGGATGAATTGAATAGAGCCGGATATACATTATTACAAAGTCTATTAGATACACAGCAATTACGAAAAGCGTTGTGGCTATTACAACATGGCGCAGACCCAAATCTGCCGCGCGCCGATGGTAAAACCCCAATTATGTATGCCGTGGAAACGGAGAACCTTGATTGCGTTAAATTACTTCTTGACCAATATCCATTCGCAGAAAATGATGTAGATGCTGCTATTTTAAGCGCTGACATAATTCATAAAATAGATATGAGTCGTACCGATAAAAACATTCTTTTGGTTGCCGCTGAAAAAAATAATAACAGTGATATAGTAGAACTTCTTATGAATGCAGGGGTAGACCTTGAATATGAAGACAGCCACGAAATGTCGGCTCTGGATATTGCCGTATATTATGGGAATACTTTGGTATGTGAAACTTTATTACAAAATGGATTTAATGCGAATAAACAAAGTAGCATTCATAAAGAAACCGCATTATTTATAGCGGCACAAAATAACAATGATAATGACAACGCGGATATACTACTACAAATCCTTATACGATACGGTGGCGACCCAGATTTACCAAATTCAGATGGAGATACACCATTAATGGTAGCTGCCTCAAAAAAACCAGAGGACAAAACGGCTACCGACAAAGAAATTGTAAAACTACTGATTGAATATGAAGCCGACATTGAACATAAAAATAATACAGGGAAATCCGCGTTAGATGTGGCAACTAAAGATATTAAACCCACAATTAAAAAAGCAATGAAAACAATGGAAAATAGAAGAAATGATATATTTGATTCATCGCGAATAGAGGTTGATGAGAATCGTGAAGTAATAGACCCAATTGAGGGTACTCAAACTTTAATAAAAGAATATTTGAATCTTGACCCAAATAATAAAGTTTTAATAATTGGTAATTTTACATTAGGAATTAATTCCGAAGTCTATTTGGAACAATTTAAAAAAAGAACCTATAGATACGACAATAAATATTACGAATGTAATAATGTACAAGACCGATGGCCATCAAGAGATGACATAAAGTGGTCAAGAGGCACTCTGCTTAATTTGCGCGCAATTGGAGCTCCTGGAGGATTTGTTGATTTTGATATTTTTATTGCGTTGTTAAATAGTAAAGATAAATTGTTTGAATTGAGAGTATTGGAACAAATACGCGCTACTACTGGATTACAAATGATACACCACGGTCAAAACGCAAGTAGTTCGGTTCATTGTCAAGAAGGTACCGACGGCATTTATCATAAAATTCTGAAAATTGGAGAAGGAAATGGTAGAAGTCCTACCGAATCAAAGACGAAACGAGTTAGAACCGTATCAAGTAAATACAAAACGCGCGAAACCTTATCTGGTGGTAAAAAGACGCGACGACATCCGCGGTCCAAACGTTAGCAGAAGGTATAATTCGCCCAAATAATTGAAATAATATAAACCGATTTATTTATATTATTCAACCAAACAACAAAAATGACCGACACTCAATACAGCAAGCTCACCGTGGAAGTTATTAGCCATATATCCAAGGAGGACAAAAAGGCGGGCGGAATATTCATTACTCCGCGCTCCATTATCACAGCCCTAATGGACAAACTCCCTGCAGCCACTCGCATCATGGAACCATCCGCCGGGACGGGTGAAATCGCCAATTACGCCCGAATGCGTTACCCCGACGCCACGATTGATGCGATAGAAGTGAATCCCGCGATTTACGAGGCGGTTTCAAAGACGTCGCCGCCTTACAATTACTTGCGCGCGGACTTCACCACGTGGACCCCCACCGAGTCCTACGACCTTATCGTAGGCAATCCGCCTTACGTGGTTTGCGGTAAAGACGCAGTGCCCGAACCGTATCGCGCGCATATGGTGGGTCGTCCCAACTTATTTGGCATATTCATCTTACACTCGCTCTCTATGCTGAAAGTCGGCGGAATCCTGGCGTTCGTTGTTCCTGCCAGTTTCCTGAATGCCGCTTATTATGCCAAGATTCGCAACCATATGAAGGCGACGGGCACCATTTTAAGCATTGAAGAATACAATGACGGCGGATTTATGGACACCCAACAAGCGACCATTGGATTTGTATTTAGGAAGGACACAGACCAAGCCTCCCCGGAAGAGACCATAGATACCTTGTTATCGGACGGATGCGAGCATTCGCTTTGTTTCAATGGCGACTTCATATTCTCGGCAAACATTGCCGAATTGCGTACACTATTTCAAGGCGCGACCACACTGGCCAGACTGGGAGTCCACGTTCATACTGGCACCATTGTATGGAATCAGCGGAAACCCGACCTAACACACGACAAAACAAAGACCTTGCTGATATACAACACGAATATTGCGCACAACAATCAAATTGAAATCGTTGATTTTGCGCCGATTGCCGAGAGAAAGGCGGCCATTTCGGCGGCGAAAGTCGCAAAAGCAAAAGCAAAAGGGGTCGTCGTTGAACCCGCGGAATACTTGAAGAAACAATACATTGACCAAGAAGGGAAAACGAACCCTGTCATCGTAGTCAATCGTGGGAATGGCAACAGTGCGTACAAACTCTCCTATGCCTTAGTAGATGGTCGTAGTCCCTACTTGGTGGAAAACCATCTCAATGTGATTGAGGCGGGACCCTATGCGCAGCAGATTATGGCGAGTCTGGCGAATGAAAAAACGCAGCAGTTCGTAGACCTCTTTCTGGGCAACAATGGGTTATCCAAGACCGAGCTGGAAACAATTTTCCCAATTTACTTGTAATGCGTCTTACGTCTTCTGAGTCGGCTTACGCCTTTGGGTCCGTCTTACGCCTTATACGACGACTTACGTCTTATACGCATTTGGGTCCGACTTACGCATTTGGGCCCGTCTTACGCCTTATAGCTTTTATTTGCCACGCCGGATTCAGAATGCCCGCATGATTGCGCCACCTCAGCAACAAATGGTATTCATAATTATCCGACAAAAGAACAATCGTGTTCCCGTTTTTTACTGTAATCCCGTTTTCGCCCAGAATACACAAATCCTGCTCGGAATAAGTGTGAATCCAGAATTTGTCCAAATCCCACAACAAGAAGTGTTTGCCCATTTGCGAATCCATCAACTTGGCATTGAGTTTACCAATATCAACCGTCGCGGCATATTTGTCCAAATACCCGCGAATGGATTCTTTCACAACGGCCGTACAACGTTTCTTGTTATCGCCGGAGCCTTCGTTGACATACATATAGTGCGTCATTGGACACCGCGAATATTCTGTGCCACAAACAATCGCCATATATTCTTCCAAGTTGGGCTTGGCATCCACGTAATTAACCATGGTCAAATATGTATCAAGCGCGGTTTCATAATAATATTTCGTATATGAAATCTCAGGGACCAGCCCAAATCGGTCCTGTAAAGAGAGGATTTGCGGGACTTTATCCAACGATGACGAATTATGTTTGAACTCCAGCTTCGCAACCCGGATTTCAACATTGGCGGCGTCGTAAAAGGTTGCCAACAAGTCGTAATTGTGTGCGCGCCCTGCCATTTTCTTGATTTCCACCCGACTATATTCTTGGTCGCAAATGGAACGCAATGCGTCGTGAAACCGGGTATATAAATGGGTCCACTTAGTATCGTCAGCATATTCGGCAGGCAATGGATTCGCCAAGAACACGAGAATACTCTCGCGTACCTTGTTTTCTGCGTCGTTCAAATCTTTGGATGAGCCTTTTGAGTAAAATAATTGGATGGATTCATGTGTAAATGACATTTATAAAGATACAATTAGTTGTATCTTTATATCGGCATAATAATTCAATTTTACGCGCTGTATATCAAGTATTTATACCGGTGAAAATTTATACCGGTGAAGATTTATTCCGATGAAGATTTTTACAAGTTATAAGAACTTATAAAATATATTTATGGCTCCACAACTGCAACATATCCCTTGGTCGTTTTTTTCTTCACCACCTTCTTCGCCGCTTTGTGGATTTCCAGGTGGCATTTCTCGCAAAGTGCCATCAAGTTGGCCGCGTGATTCTTATGAACTGCAGTCCCCACAATGAACCCATCCTGGTCTGCATTCGCCTGTTCCTCTAAATGGTGGGTTTCCGTGCTCAGCTCCGTACCACATCGCTCACACATCCCCCGAATCTTCTGCGCATTGTATCGTGAGACCTTCATCCCCAGCGTTCCTTCTTGTTCCGGGAAATACTTGTTGCGAATGGCGAATGCCTGGTCCAAAAACGCCGTGGGCAAATGAAGCGATTTACACACTTCCAGGCCGTACATATTGTCGCCGGGTCCATCGCGCATGACACGGTCATAGACCAAACAATCCTGTTCCCGGTCATAATGGACCGCCATATGTTTGAGCGAGAGACGGTCCAGTGCCTCAATCTCCTCGTATTTCACAATCTCGTGGAAATGCGTGGCGAAAATGAACGACGACCCCTTGCCGTGTAGGTCCATCAAGCCCGCGACGAAAATACTCAGCGCGCTCTGGGTCTCCGTGCCCGAACAAAGCTCGTCGCCCAGAATCATAGACCCCGCGTCGGCATTCTTCAGAATCACTTGGAGTTCGCTCATTTCCACCCCGAATGTGGAGAGGCCTTTGTACAAATTGTCGTTTCCAAGAATGCGCGTGTAAAATGACCGATATGGGGTGTATACAAATTGGGAGCAGGGTACAAAGAATCCACATTGGGCCATAATAGTCGCGATGCCGACCGCGCGAATTAGACTCGTTTTACCCACGGCGTTGGTGCCGTAGAGGAGGATACCGTTACCGCATAACTCTACATCGTTGGGGACATACGTCTCGTTTTTCTGGATGTGCTCAATGAGGACGTGACGGAGACCGCGGGCTTTCATAAAGGATCTATCGCCAGATGACCCAACGACAGAAGATGACCCATCGCCAGAAGAAGAAGACTCTTGAATCGTCGGCCTACAATACCGGTTCTCTCTGGCCACGACGGCCCTACACTGGAGGACATCCGCCATCATCACATACTCCGCTATTTTCTCCAACGGCTCGCAACAAATGGGTTCCAGCGTATTCACAACAAACTCGGCATAGATGGTGGCGGTCTTCTCTTGAATCGCGTTTTCCAGCCGTAAGATTTGCCCCGTAATCCGCGTGAGTTGGTCAAACGCGATTTCGTCATTGGCTGTAGTGGCCGCCTTGAACTTGAGGTCCGCGAACTTTATCTCGGTCCCGCTGAACACCACGTGGCCGGGCGCCGTGACCGTCATGATTCCACGAAAACACGGCGCCACTTTATAATCCCCCCGATCCAACAATTGTTTCAAAAGTTTGCCACGAGTCTTGGTAATCTGGATAGAGGACCCCGACTTCTCAGTGGTGTTTATCTTGACATAGTCGGTGCCGTCTTGGCCCGTCGCCGAGGACTGCATAATCATATTGAAGAACCGGTGTATAGCGTCCAGCGTCTCGGTCGCAGCACGATATTCGGCCATCATCGCATCCAACTCGGCGTTGATTCCGGGTCGCACGATGTGTTCGCTGAATGACGCCCCATTGATGTTTTTACAGAGGTCCAGGTCCAAAACGCGCCCAATATTGTCGGTGACGATGCGGCAGCACGCCTCTATTTCGGAAGAATGCGCCAAGTATTCAAGGAGCCGCGGTTGCTCGGCCAAACAGATGTGGACCTGCTGAATAATCACGGCGGACTCGTGGATGCGCCAAATCGTCGCTGGCGCAATACGGCGCACCATAATTTGCCGCATCGCGCGTTCCAGGTCCATCACGCGAGACAACTGGTTCCGGAACAACTCCATATAATGGTAATTGTCCGGTTCCAGCATATGCGCCGTGATGGCATATTCGGCGTTGAGCCAGTCGGCGTCAAAGACGGGGCACGTGAGAATCTCTTTAATCCGCCGTTTGCCGATAGAAGTGGTCGCGCGATTCAAGAAATTGAGGACGGAAGAGAGGCGACCGCTGCGAATACTGTCGGCAGAATGGTCCTCTATGATATTGAGTTGTTTCAAGGTGTGGTTGGCCAGGACGGCGTTGGTACCCGTATTGGAAAACGCAGGGAGCGCGATTTTCTTCACGAGATTGGGGTTGTGTTCCTGGACAAAATTGAGCAAATACAGAGGGCTTGGGTGG